TCACAGGTTCGATCCCTGTCGCACCCACCATAAAATCAAATACTTAGCAAATTTCGTCCGATTTTTATCCGATTTTTCCGACAGCATAAAGTCGGACAGATCGGATAGCATTATTTTATCGATCCTTCACTCGGCCAATTTAAACGTGGGCGCCATGCCCATGGGATAACCTCAGTTGGTTCGTAGCGACTATATTCAAGCCACACACCACGATCGCTATTAAACCCTGCATAACGCGGATAGCCTGCTGTAGCCTCAGGGTATCGTGCGAGCACATTAATAATGGTGCCATCGATTGGAGCACTTTTCATATTACGCCAAGGGGCTTCTGCGTGACTGGCTGCGATGATTTCAGCGGCTTGCGAATAAAGGACATATTCGCCTTCCATGCTGTCGACTTCCATGTGTGCGGTATCGAAATCAGACCAGTGAAGTCTATACCGCACCAATTCCGGCACGTCTGGCACGGCGCGGGTGTTCCAGTCGGCAATCGCAGTTTCCATGTCAGTTAGCGTTGTCCGTGGCCTAACCGCACAGCCCTCTGTCGAGCAAGACACTTCATATTCCCCCGCTTGGAATTCATGCGCTTCAGCATTCGCTCCACAAAACGGACACGGCTTCAATTCACTTGTCATATTGACGCTTCCTCTCCGCGAATATTATTAATCCGGAAGGCCGAAATTTCAGGGACATTATCGGTGTCACCTTTGCCTTCAAAATACCTGTCCGTTGCGCCGCGTTCATGCAGGCACACCATTCCAGTTGCGCGAACAGTCACTTCAACGGTGTCGGGCATGTCACTTAAAACGCGCCTCAGACGGCGGAACCATGTCAATTCACTTGTCATGCTGCTGTCCTTTCAGGGATTCATCGACCTCGAACCACTCGTCATGGCTGCAAGTTTCAACCTCTCCATGTCCATGGCAGTATTCGCAGTCCTCGTTGCCCCATCCGCAAATGCAATCCGCTGGCCAGCATTCACAATGGATATATCCGCGCCCTTGGCAGACAGGGCACCTTTCGGTTTCATTGTTCATTGCCTACCTCCTTGCGCCAAGGCTGCGCGGCCTGCGTCTGTAACGGTGACGTAATCTCCGTCTGCGCATTCATGTATTTTCACAAGACCGCGCTTTGCTAAGTCATAGAGTTCTATAATGCTGTAATTGTTGCGTTCGTCTCCGCGCTCGATAATAGATAAGAATGTTCGTTCATTGCGTGTCAGCTTCATTTGCCTGCCCCGTGGTCGGGGCGGTTGGGAGTTCCATGAAATGCGTCGGAACCCATTCTAAGTGCGGAGCATTCATAAAGAAGCCATCAGCAGATTTTGCTTGCTGGTCACGCAAATACTGCGTGTGCCACACTTCTGCACACCACAAACCTTTAGTGTTATAGCTGCCGATGATAATTAAGCGCTCTTTATCGCCAACTAACTCAATAGACTGCCACTGCTCGCCCTGTGCCGGTTCAGCAGGTGCAATACGCTGGCCGTTTTCAGAGAGCATCATACAAAGGTTTGCAACGTCTACAGGGTCGCCCTTTTCGACGTGTTGGCGGAGAATAACAGTCAAATCGTCCGCGTTCATACTTTGCCACCCGCTGCGGCCTTCCTTTCGCTTCTGCGCAAGTTTGGCTTTCATCGTTCTCGCAAAGTTATCGACCGCCGTATCGTCAGCGTGTTGTGCTGGTTCAGCAGGGGAATGAGCCTGAAGGGCGGCTGCAAGTCCTGTCCTGATAATTTCATCATAACTCATAGGGCGTTCGCCATGGAAAACGTCCTTGAATGCTCTTACGGCCTTATCGGTTATCATCCTCAATCTCCAAGATATTGCTAAATTGCCATTTCGGTACTCGCCCCACTATCAAACCAAGACACGAGATTACCGATCGCGGTGTCGGCCATGTCTGGATGGAGAGCGAGGTAATGCTTTAGGATTTGATGCGCGCCCTGGAGCGAGTGGCCGGACACAGCGCAGATCTGCGGCAGCGTGTTTCCAGCCAGTGCCATCCATGTGATAGCGGTTGCACGCATGTCCTTTTCCATGACCGTGGCAACGCTTGGCAGTTTCTTTGCTGCAGCAGCTCGCACGGCTGAAAACTCATTACGGTATGTCCATTGGTTCCATGGCTCCCATGTGTTTTCATTCAAATGAACAAACGGGCTTTCAATCTCTTTTGCCTCGCGCCGACGTGCGGCCGCGTTCAAACGTTCCTGATAGGCGGATGCGATCGGCGGATTAACCACCATGCCGGTCTTTGACTGCTTGAGCGCAAAGCGGCCATTGCGCAGTGCGCTGTTCTGCAGAGCAAGTCGATCAGTCTGCCGTTGCCCCGTCCACACGCCGCAATAAAGCATATCGGCCAGATCAACCCGACCTGCAGCTTCTGCCGCATTAATGAGCGCTTCAAATTCTTGGCGCGTAAGGAAGCGAGCACGCGGCTTTGGTGACTGCATATCCAGATCACGCGCAGGATTATATTTCAGCCCCCGCACCTTCCCTGAACGCATGCCCCATTTGATTGCCATGCCAAGCACAACCAGCACACCGCGCGCTGTGGCTACGCCTCGGTTTTCCCATAGATCTTCATACAGGCCATAGCAGATAGTCTGATCCAGTGAGGCGACTTCTGCCGCCCATAAATCCGGATCGTGGTTTTCAATGGTATGTGATTTTTGTCGGTAGTCTCTGATCGTGGCCGGTCGCTTCGTCTGCACACGCGGACTGGCAAGCCAATCCTCAATCAATCGCGATATGGGATATGTGCCTTTAGGTTTAAGCGGAGCTATTATTGTTGGCTCCGTTCTTTCCGTTCTGGCCTCCATGCGCTGCCGTGCGGCCTCAAGATCGCGTTCCTTGCTGAAATTCTGCGACCAATCCAAGGCTTCGCCAGCTGTAAACCACTGGCCATCCGAATGGCGCAGATCCTGCCCCTTATAACCAAGTTGCCGCAAAGCTGGCCCAGGCTCAAAGCGGGGGCGTCCATCGCGCCAGGCGATGTGTTTTATTTTGATACTCATTACTAAAATCCCTGTGAAAAGGATCCGGCGGCCACTCAATACTAAAGACCGCCGGATCAAATAACCCGGCTTCGGGGGAAAACACGGGCGTGCATACGCTGAGGCAAAAGGGGGATTTTCAGCGCAGAATTACTTGGTTGGTGGCATAATGAATGCACAAAGCATCAAGCCGCCAATGCCTGCAAATATGCAGCAGGCGATTATTCCAATGAGAATGCCTTCCAGCATTATTGCAGCACTCCGGATCCGGTCTCATCATTTGATGAGTGGCGGTTATTTTTTAAAAAGCGGGAGTTACCGAGCATGTCGCGGAAGATCCGTTTACGTTCACGAATATTATCAATGAGCGCGGCAGATAGCGGATCATCCGGATCTGAGTTCGCAATCAAGCTTCTGATTAAATCATCATGATCCATGATTGCCTCCGATTAGCTTATCTCGTGCGAGCTGGCCGCCAACGGTAAGTTGTAGCCCTGCCCTGCTTTCACGTACCAGCTCGGCCGCCATGAGATTACGGATTGTTTTATCTTCAAAGCGTTGCGAGCCAATCAGCCAGCAGCCGGACGTAATGCGATTTTGACGCTTATAACTGGCGATCGCCTTAAGCGCCTCCCGCTGTGAGCGTGGCAAATTCTTGACTGGATTTAAAACAGCCGGATTTTCACATATGGAAATCATACCGCCCTCGCTTTCGAGTACCGATCGCGCAGCATCTGATTTTCAGTAAGTGTAATAATCTTTAGATCCGGATTGAGAGGTGTGACGTGCTCAATACTTTCTTGCGAGAACACAGCGCCCTGCTGTTCAATCCAGTTTTCCATTGCCTTACGCGGCCAAACCCAGTTGGTAGGCAGCTTTCGAGGCATGCCTTCCTCCATATGAAGATTAAGCCATTGACGTTTTATCCATTGTTCAGATCGTCCGAGAGCAAGCGCGAGCTCGCTTATCCCGACAACTCTATCTGCTAAAGACATTTCCTGCCTCCTACTGCAAATCAGTTGCCTAACATTGATGAATTTTCATGTGAAAATCAAATGAAAATATGAAAAAAGTGAATTTGAGAAGATTTTTAGATGAAAACAGGAATTCAAATATGATTAAAATCTGTGAATAACTTTGAAAATTTATGACGAACAATATGCAAATTCGTTTGAATTTTGACGATTTACGCAAATTAGAGACAAATAAAAAGCGCCCATATAGGGCGCTTTCTTCGTATGATATTAGCAATAACTAGCCACGTAATCGGCAGCCGCCTACAACAACGCCCTTGATAACAACATTCTCATTATCAACAATATCAGGCAGACCAGGCTGCCCATCTGCCAGCGCAGTTAAAAGATATGGCGTCCTGTAAACCCTAAATACAGTCTCAGAAATCCCGCGCCGATGATCAAACTTCAAAGCACAGACAGCATCGCCCGGGCGAACTTTTTCATCTCTATCAACAACTACCACATCACCACGATCGAAGCCTGCAGCTGATAAAGCTGTTGTCTTTAAAGTCCATAATTCAACGGCTTTTGAGCGATCTGCCACGGCACGCAGAGCATGTATCATGATGTCCTGCGCCTTATCATTGAAAATATAAGGCTCCCCCTCTTCCTCACTAAAGAAGGCCATGCTCGGGCGTATGCGCTGCTCATAAGCAGGGACACCTGTAGCATCTTCAATCTTCTTCACTGAGCGTGAGGTAAGTGTGTGGCCGCTATCATCATTGGCATGAAATCGCGACAACGTGGACGGGTTTAAACCGGCACGCCTAGCAATATCAGTCAATGTTAAGCCGCTGGACGAAATAATGTTGTCCAACCATGCCAGCTGTTGTGCGCGTAAATCACTCATAGGCGCAATTAGACCAGCCATCTCAAGCACATTCAAAACGCAATACTCCGCTTGACAATGTGCAGCAAATCACATGTTCATATGAAAATTCAAGTCCTATGTGAAAAAATGGTCTGCGTCATAATGGAAAAATCATTCATAGAGATTGATCAGTTGCGTAATCGCCTTGGCATTGCTCAAGCAGAGATGTGCCGTGCAGCTGATGTCTCAGAGAGTACGATTTCAAAGGCGAGATCCAGCCAACGAGAGCTTTCGCCTCGTATTCGCAGGAAGTTACTCCGCGCGTTAGATCAAATTGCCTTTGCGCGTGGTGTCACAGTCATAGGTGATGATCGTAAGGAAGGCGCAGATCAATGAGCACCATCCTGTCATTAAGCACAGCCGCCAGACGGCCGGACAATATCTCAGACAACACGGCAATCCATAAAATGTTGCTGGATGAACTCAATGCTGAAGCTCAAGCCCATGGATGGGCTGGATCAGCCATTGATTGCTACCGTGTAACAGGCGGCATTATCGGGATCTCAGTGATTGCAGGTGTCATGCCAGCAACGATCGATGATCTGCGTGCATATCGAGACAATCAAAAACTTCACGAAGAAGAATTAACGCAACCAGCCTCTTGAATTGGATGCGGAATAGCTCCTACCAAATGGTTGGCAGGCAATGAGGAGAGTGAAATGGAAAGTTTAAGAGTAGGTGATGAACTTGCTGCAGGGGTTCAAAAAACGGCTAATCGTGTGACGCTGGATAGTATGATCGAAAAGATTGAAAGCGAAGATTACATCAGCCCTGAATGTCTTCCATCGATGACCATTTGTGTAATGAAAATGAAAAATGGCTTTGTTCTTGTGGGCAAAAGCGCGCCTGCAGATCCAGAAAATTTTGATCCTGAACTTGGCCGAAAATTTGCACGTGAAGACTGTATCCGCCAGCTCTGGCCGCTCGAAGGCTACGCCTTGCGGGAAAAACTCGCCTGAAAATAAGGCATAAGCGCCGGATTTGTCCGTAGTACCGGCGCGTCAATCTCTACCGAAAATTTGAAAGACTGCCATGGAAAAGAAACGGACGCCTTACAGACCGGATCAGCGGCTTGCTTTGCAGCGTATCGAAAGTGCTCGCATTAAGATGGGCATAACTCGTTCTGATCTTTGTCTTTCCGCTGATTTGTCAACCCGCACCTATCGGCGCATGTGCACGAGTGGTCGCGGCTTTGACCGCCATATCAGGGCTCTGCGCTTTGCTCTTCGTACTATTGATCAACGGCGCCGTGCTGCTGAGCAAATGTTTAGTGAGATTGCTGATGTCTGAGATGCGCGCAATTCGCCGCGCAGCCGGCGTTGCTCTTAAAGGGATCCGCTTCGCCCTTTCTGCGAGCAAGGTTCGTCCTACCGATCGGCGTTCTGTCGAGATTTATCTGCTGGTGACTGTCTGCGGCATAAGCCAGCCACTGACGGCCGATGTGTGCGGCTGCACAAAGCAGAACGTTTCGAAGCTGCTGCGGGCGGTGGAAGACCGTCGCGATGATCAAACCTTTGAAGCTGCACTTTCTGATCTTGAATATTTTTTCACAGAAGGAGTTTGATATGAGCGACGGCATTAAACTCGGCAAGATTGCTCTTGCTCTACTCGATCGCATGATCGGAAAAAGCCTTATCCTTATCAGACAAACCTCTGAAACAGCAGTAGCTGTGAAGCAAGGTGGATATGTCTATTTCTCACACCCTGATTGCCGTGCTGTACGCGCTGATGTTGCGCGCCAACTGATTGGCCTCGGAATTCTTGTGTCTCAGAAGGACGATCTGTTCTCTGAAGCTGATGGGGGGGGGGCAAAGTTATGTCGTCTCTAATCATCTGCCTAATATCATTAGATCAAAACCGCGTAAGCGCAGGAAAGCTTTAATATGAGCCGTTTTTCTGTCGCCAAAGACCGTGTTCTGGATGATCTCGAGAATATTATCGAGCAGCTTTTGCGCGCCAACCGTAAGCATAGACGCTCCGGCCTCTGGAATGTTGCTAATCCATATCGCGCAAAATCCAAGCCTGACCAGATGGCTGTATGGCTGCAGGGCAATCGTCGCGGTGCATGGAAAGACTTTGTATCTGGTGACAAGGGCGATGCGATCGATCTGGTGGCCTTCGGCCTGACCGGTGCAGTGACAGATGAAACACGCATTGCAGCTGTTGAATGGGTTGAAGACCGGTATGGCCTGAAAAGCATGTCTGCCGATCGGCGTGAGCAGCTGGCAGCGGAGGCTGCAACTCGGAGAAAAGCAGCGGATGCAAAAGAAGCAAAGCGCCGTGAAGCCTCCATATCTCGCGCTCGCAAGTTCTTCTTCAGCTGCAGTAGTCAGATCCTGAACACACCGGTCGAGACATATTTCAAGTCCCGCAACATTGATATTTCTAAGGTTCCAAATCTCGGCCGGTCACTGCGCTACCGCCCAGATTGTGAATATTGGATGGATCCGCAGCGACCTCATATCCCTGCCCTCATATCGGCAATGGTTGATAGCGGCGGCCGGATTGGTGCCTGCCATTATACATTTTTGCGCAATGACGGATCCGGCAAGGCTGATGTGGAGAAGTCCAAACTCATGTTTCCGGAAACTTCCGGCCTTGTCATTCGGCTGACCAATGGCGCGAGCGGATTGTCGGCCGAAGATGCTGCAGAACAAGGCGTTAAAGGCATATGCGGAATTGTCGAGGGCATTGAGGATGGCGCATCTGTCGCGATCTCAGAGCCAGAGCTGCGCATGTGGTCAGCAGGTAGTTTGTCCGGTCTTTTGACCGTTCCGGATCATCCGGCCGTCTCGAGCTGGATCATTTTCAAAGACAACGATTGGGGAAAACCCCAAGCGCAAGCGCTGTTCGAACGAGCAGTCGCGCGCATCAAAAGCTTCAGGAAGCCGGTCGAGGTTATCTCGATGCCGGCTGAATGGGGAAAAGACGTCAACGATGCAATAAGGAGTGGCTGGTAATGGCCGATATTCTCAAAATCAATGCCGTGGAATATGGCGGTGCTGTTGCACATGTCGCGGCATTTCGTGCCTTTGAAATTCTGACTGAAGGCAATGCCGATCTGCATGGCAGCAGCTTTGACTGGTATGGCGGCAGTCAAGATCCGGAGGCTGAGGAAACCGAAGTAATGGCGCTTGCGGAATATACCGCGAATACCGGCGCGATCGGTGAGCAGCTTTGGCGCTATGGCATTATTGCTGGCCTGATCGTGCAGGATGAACTGAAGCAACTGCAATTTGATCAGCTTACTTTTGCGCATCAGGTGGCCTTCAACACATTTACCAGTACGTGCCTCGGTGCCGAATTGGAAATGCGCAAGGCGCAGCTGGCAGCTGAAAAGGCTGAGCGGGAAGCTAATCGGGCTGATCCTGCGCCCCTCGCCCTCGAGGATAGTATTTTTGAGCCGGAAGCCTCGCTCAATGATCAGCATGACTATCAAAAGCAATTTCTGAAAGATCAGGCGGACGCTGCCAAGCGCCAAGCTGCAGCTGTAATTCCGCCTGCGGAGCCTGTTGGCTTCACGCTGCCAGTAGCATCTGGCTCCCTATCTTTAGGCAAAATCGATCAGGATGAAATCAATGCGAAAACAGCTTCAGAAAACGGATCGGAAGTTGGCGGCACGCCGTCAGCAGATACAAATGCACAGGGTGAAGCACCTGAACTGGACGCTACAGCAGACGGCGGAAGGGGCGAAGAACTTTCACCGGCCGCTCCAGGAGCGGGTGAGAATTCTGCTGAACTGGCACCGGCGGTGGCAAATGAAGCTTCCGAAGCGGCTGGCGAAAACGATGCTGCAGGTGGAGCAGAAACAGATGCTGCCAAAGCCGAACTGACTGCTGATGACAGCCAGACGGCTGAAAAATCATCAAAAGGCAAAAAGCAAAACTGAAACTGTCCGGTCAAAAGTCAACCGGAAGGCGGGTTTTGACCCGTTTTCCGGAGCTGGGGAAAAATATTTTTGATGCAACAGGAAAACGAGGCGGGCATCCGGAAAACAGGCGGATTGATAGGCGGAGCCGTCAACCGTGTGAAGCTCGCAGAAAAACGAAAAACTGCTGCGTATCCGGAACGTGGCAAAGATCTTGATGGTATTAAGCCTGGTGGCTGGATCGATGATGGTTTTGTCGATACTACCGGCTATCTGCCATATAACTGCCCTGTGCGTCCGCTCGGATATGACGGCGAGCACTTTTATTTCATCGATACTATGGGGCAGGTTTTTAACACAGGTGACGGCGCTCTTGGTGTTGAGCGCCTGCAAAAGCTGTTTGCCGGCCATGAAGAGTGGCTGGATTGGGCTTTCCCCGCCTATGATAAAGGCGGCCGTGTAACCGGTTTTAAGTCCGAGATGGTCAGACGCGCAATGTTTGCGGCATGTCGTGAGCGAGGCGCGTGGTCTTCAACCGATATGGTTCGCGGACGTGGTGCATGGCGCGATGGCCAAGGCAAACTGATTTTGCATTGCGGCGATCATATGTGGATCGATGGCGCGATCGAAGACACCGGTGAATATGGTGATCATCTTTATGTGCGGCGGCCACGATCGATGTCCCCATGGGCAGATCCGGTAGCGCCAGAAGATAATCCGGCAGCATCTGTCGTGAAAATTCTCAGAACGTGGAATATGGATCGCGGTGACGTTGATGCAATCCTGCTGCTTGGCAGTATCGGCGTTGCCATGCTTGGCGGCGCTTTGGATTGGCGGCCTTCCCTCTTTATTGTTGGTGATGCTGGCACCGGTAAATCTGAACTCACCGGTAAATTCGGTGTGCTGAAAACAATTCTCGGCCGGATGATGGTCTCGACAACGAACGCATCTGAGGCTGGTCTATATCAGCTTGTCGGGCATGACAGTGTTCCGATCGCGATCGACGAAATGGAAGGTGATGAAGGGCAGGAGCAAGCGCAGCGTGTAATCAAAATGGCGCGTGATGCTGCCAGTGGCTCCGTACGTATTCGCGGCGGTCAAAATCACAAAGGCGTTGAATTCCAAGCGCAATCGACCTTTTTCTTTTCAGGTATTAATCCTCCGCCTCTGCCGCCTGCCTCATTAACACGTCTCGCAATCATTCAGCTGCTACCGCTCAAATCCACCAGTACAAAAGCGCCGGTGCTGCCTGCGGCTGAGACCGTAGGGCCTCGCCTTTTACGTGTATTAACAGATGGATGGGACGAGCTCCAATATCGACTGGATGATTACAGCAATGTATTGCGCGAGCATGGTCACGATAGCCGTGGTCAAAAAACTTTTGGCACATTCCTCGCTGTTGCGCACACTATGCTTGGTGATGTAGGCATGCGTGAACTTGGCCTACCTGATCGTGATCTCTCACAATGGGGTGAATGGCTGGCAGCAGACAATCTGCCTGAGCTGGAAGGCAAAGCCGCCACTTGGGAGCAATGTCTCGGATATATTCTCACATCTGTCATCGATGGCTTTACCGGTGGTCAGCGCAAGACTGTAGCGCAGGAGCTCGAGCTATTACGTAAAGAAACGCAGGGTTTTAGTGACACCAAAGAAAAACTCGCGGCCATTGATCTCGGTCTTATGGGGACAGCAAGACAGCCGATGTTGGCTATTCCTAACCAAAGCCGCATTCTCGCACGAGCGCTGACTGGTACGCCATTCTCGAGCGGAACACAGGGCAGCTGGAACTTTGCATTCAAGCGCGGTGAGCCAACCGTTGTGAAACAGAAAATCGATGTTGGTGGAGGTCGCATGGACAATCGTGTGACTGTCGCCGGCCGTCAGGTGCGGTGCACCTTCATTTCCCTTTATGAGTTCGAGCGATGGCAAAGTAGATGATGAATGCAACCTATGGCGGTATAGACCCGCCATTTTGTCCGATTTTTCAGGGTGAAAGCCCGACCCTAACCCTTTTGCATGCTGAAAACTTCGCGGTTGACAGTTTTCGACCTGTTGTAGCCTAACGCATAACGAGTGGTGAGCCGCAATAAACTGTCTAACTGTCTAATGAGTGTCTAACGGACATTATTCAAATATTACAGACAGTTAGTCATAAAATTAGACACTTAGACAATCAGACAGCGTTATCTCTCATAACACACGTACATACGCATACGTATGAGATTATTAATATGTCTAATTGTCTAAGTGTCTAAATATAAAAGTAAGTAACTGATTTAATTAAACAATCACCATTAGACAATCACTAGACAGTCATTAGACAGCGTGAACAATGGCAGAGAATAAAATAATCGATAATGATCAGAATACGGGGCATGATTGGCGCTCCGATGCGGCCTCGTCGCTGGAGCGCGAAGATCCGGCGAAGGCTGCGCTGCGTGGACGTGGCAGGCCAAAGGGCGCAACAAATAAGAAAACCAAAGACTTTCAGGCTTGGTATGACGCGCAGGGCTTCAAGGATCCGCTGGAATTGCAGGCTGAATTCATGTCTTCCGATCCTGTGGCGCTTCAAGCCTTCTTCATCGAGCATGAGCGGACACAGAAAGCGATTGGGAAGAAATTTGGCCTCGCGGTGCCAGCGCTGATCGATATCGTGAAAGAGCAGATGTCCTGCGCTCGTGATCTGGCACCATACCTGCATGGCAAAGCACCGGTGCGCATTGTGGTTGAAGATGAGCGTCTGCCAATGCTGGTGATCAATTCCGGCACCAACCAGATCGACCAGGCAAAGCAAATTGCAGCGCAAAAGGGACTGACTGTCGGTCGGCCTATCGTTGAACTGACTTCCAATAAAATCAATGACTTAGCTAACGATGAAAATCAAAGTCGGACAGCAGGAAGTCGGACGGAAGGTAAAAGCAAATGAAATCAATCACATGCAATAAAAAGCAGATGACACAATATCATTTGTATAACACCATGTGTTTTGAGGGGACCGGCCATTTTCGACCGATCGACCTTTCTTCCCAGTGCGACGCCAGCACTGAGCAGGCGGCCGTCACCGGCAGCAGTGCCATGGCCTCCGGCCATGGCCTTCCCGAAGATGGCCCCCTCCCCCCCTATCAGGGGTATGCTTACGCGCACCGATCCCTATTTTCGCAATTCAGACTAAAGGTTAACAATTTCGCCGGGAGCGTTTTGCCTCGCCTTGGGGTTCGGGGGTGGCGTTATGGGTGCACCGCGCCCGTTCTCGCCTCCCCAGGGGTCGGGGAAAAGTCTTTTCGATTTTTAGAGGAATGGAATGAAAAGCGGACGCTGCGCAGCAATCGCCTTCGGCTTCTGCTGCTTAGCGGCTTATTTTTATTCGGCGCGCATGCGCTATCGCGCGCGCCGATCAGCGCCATATCTGGTGAGGTCTCCTGATGTCACATCACATCGCCAATATTGTCAGTCGCGACGACATTAAAATTTTTAGCGAAGATGAAGTCCGCGAACTGGTTTCTAAGCTTGAAATCTTTGGTGACTTCGATCCGTTTAATTACACTCCGCCTGGTCCCATAGGTGAGGAATTCTTAAACTCCACGTTTCTAACCGCCTTCATTATGGGGCCATTGGGTGGAGGAAAGACGACCCTTTGCGCGTTCAGACGTATTCTCGCAGCTACTCTTGCGCCTGTAGCTTGGCATCCGGAAGATGGTAAGCCAACGCGCATGTGCCGGTGGATTGTTCTCCGCGATACCTTTCGATCAGCAGAAAAGACAGTTCTGGAGAGCTGGAAGCAATGGTTTCCTAAAACATTCCCAGGCTGTAAATGGGCGGGGGGCAATGATCGACCGGTAACACACACGCTCCGCTTCATGGGATCGGACGGGATCCGCATCGAGGTTATTACCGAATTTGCTGGCCTTGGTGAAAACTCGATCGAAACTTTGATGAAAGGCCGTGAATATTCCGGTGGCTGGCTTAATGAAGCAGATACGCATTCTGAGGGAGCTCTAGACGACCTCGAGCAGCGCGTCGGCCGTTATCCCTCGGCTAATATTTTGCTAACAGTTAAGGAGCTCGAAGACCTTAGTAAACAGCTCGGGCATAAGGTGTTTTCAGGTCAGCGCCAGCGCTTCGTTATCGGTGATCTGAATGCTCCGACGGTTGATAATTGGGTCTATAAGGATTTCGTCAAAAAAGTAACCGAAGATAGAAAGTTATATCGCCAGCCTTCAGGCCAGTCTGAGCAGGCAGAAAATTTATTCAACCTCGAGGTTGATTATTATTCCCGTATTATCCGCAACCAGGATGAGCATTTCGTTAAACGAATGGTTGATAACGAGTTTGGTTATTCTCGTCACGGCAAGCCTGTCTATGAAAAATTCAATCGCACTATCCATGTTGCTCGCTTCCGGATTACATTCGAGCCTAAGCTAACGCTTGGTATAGGTATCGATATTTCAATGAATACGCTCAACCCAGCTGCCGTATTTGGCCAAGTAAAAGGCACTGGACGTATTTCTGTTATCGATGAACTCTATCTCGGCCATGGTGTTGGTGCTGCACGCTTCGCGGAAGGGCTTCTAAGAAAACTTGAAGCTGATTATTCGAGTGCCAGCAATGTTCGGATTTGGTGTGACCCTGCAGCTGAGTACGGCGCCGATCGTGAAGGTGGTCAGCTCGCGGCGATGGAAACCATTGCCATGATCCTGAGTTTGCCCGTTCTCATTCCTGCAGGTGGCTCAAATGAGCTCGGCATGCGTATGGATGCCGTGAAAACTGAATTGCGTGGCTATCATGAGCCCGATAGCGAAATGATCATTTGCCCCGAAAAATGTCCTTTTCTACTTGAGGGCTTTGATGGGAAATATCGGTTTAAGCGTCGAAAAGAAACAGCCTCGACGGAATTCGAGGAGCAGCCAGAAAAAACGCACCCGTGGTCAGACGTGCAAGATGGCCTTCAATATCTGATCCTTGGTTTTCGTGGGCGTACCGGTGTTCTTCGTGGTGCTGCAGACCACTCACGGCAAGGTAATAGATTTTCAAATTCGAAACCATCAGCTGGTGGTTCGCCATGGAGTTCCGGATCTCGTGGTGGGTTTGATCCTCATAGGGTTGGCCGGCGATGAAATATCAAGTCATATCTCCTGCAACTATTTTTGATATGGCCGAGTTGGCAGGTGCAAAAACACAACTCCATTGGGCTGTTGTCAAGGAAATGTGGTCCGGTGGTGATACCTTCACACTGCGTTTTGATGATAAGTTGATTGGTCTTTTCGGTTTATATCCAATCGAAACCGGTGCTGAGGGGTGGTTTATAGTAACCCCTGATGCCGCCAAACACATGCATTTCCTAATCAGTCAGATACGGTTGACGCTAGCCTCGAGCTCTTACTCTGAGATTGTGGTGCTCTGCACCTCCGAAGCCGGAAAACGCATCGCGTGTCTTCTGGGCTTTTGTTTCATCGAAAAAACAGAGCGCGGAGAAATATGGCATGGGCGGAATTTTTGGCGGATCAAACAAAGCAGCAGATCTGCAAAAGCAACAAACTGAAGCGCAGCAGCGCCAAACGCTTGCCAATCTTGCTGCACAGCAAGCTGAAACAGATCAAGCTGCAGCTGGAAAAACCGGACGTAAAACAGGCAGCCGTATGCTGACATTCCTAACCGACACTACTGGCGGCAACTCTAAATTCGGGCAGGCATAATGTTCGAAACCAGCAAACTGAAAACCCGCCGCAATGCGGCAAAAAAAGAGCGGGACAGCTTTCAGCCTCTTATGGATGAAGCCTATCAGTTTGCTATCCCCTTCCGAAAATCTACACGCGATACCGGAACAGGCGAAAAACGTGTTGATCAGGTCTTTGATCATACCGCGATCGATAGTGCCTTCCGTTTTGCAGGTAAAGTACAGCAGGATTTTTGGCCGGCCGGTGAAGAAAACTTCGAGCTTGAACCAGGTGCGATTGTTATCGACACCAAAGAACGCGAGCAGATGAAAGCCGCGCTTGAACCAATCAGCAAAGTCGCGCAGGCTTTCTTTGATGACGGTGATTGGGATATGGCGTTTCACGAAATGGCGCTTGATCTTTCAGCTGGTACCGGTGCGCTTCTAATGAACCCGACAGATGATCCGGAGCTCATGTGGGAACCGATTTCGGTTTCCATCGATGAGCTGCTCATTGAACAGGGGCCGAACAACAAAATCGCAGCAATTTTTTGGACACGAAAAATGTCCATCCGTGTGCTGTTTGATACGTGGGCTGAAGGCAGCTTTGGCAAGAAGCTAAAAGAGCTTCATAGAACGCATCCAGAAAATGAAATCGAAGTTTATGTCGATACAGTATATGACCGGAAACGAAAGCGCTGGAATATGCTGGTCTGGTGCCAAAAGCAGGAAACAATCATCTATCAAACCGAGAGCCGCACTTGCCCTTGGCTGATCCCCCGTTATTTTCGTGTTCCTGGTGAAACTTATGGCCGTGGTCCGGTCATGCTCGCTATGCCGACTATCAAAACGCTGAACACCACTGCGCGCCTTCAGCTTCAGGCTGCTGCAATAGCAATGCTTGGTATTTACACGGCAGTTGATGATGGTGTTTTTAATCCTGATCTTGCACCGATTGAGCCTGGTGTATTCTGGAAAGTTGCGCGCAATGGCGGCACGCTTGGTGCTTCTATCAATCGTTTTCCAGATCCGCGACTAGATCTATCTAACATGGTACTTCAGGACATGAGAATGTCTGTTAAGGCCACAATGATGGATCAGTCATTGCCTCCAGATGGCGGTGCGGTGCGATCGGCAACAGAAATTCTTGAACGTGTGAAACGTCTAGCCTCAGATCATCTTGGTGCATATGGCCGCCTGATTAAAGAGGTAACAATACCTGCAGTTAAACGGGTGATTGAGCTTGCCTATAATCGCGGCCTTATCAAGTCTGAGATACCAATCGACCAGCTCCTTATCCGTGTGAAAATTAAATCTCCACTGGCCATGGCGCGGGAAGCCCAACGCATAGAGAAAATTGTCCAGTGGCTTCAGATGGTGATTATGATCCTGCAGCAGCGTGCTAGCCGTGTTGCAAAACTGGAAGATGCTCTTTCGGATATCGGTCGCCAGTTGGGTGTACCGACCAACTACATTGTTACCTCAGATGAAAGAACCGCCATGGATAAACAGGAGCGAGAGGCAGCAGCAGCGGCCGCGGCCGCCGGTGCAATCGGTTCCAGTCCAGAATTAGCAGGTGCTGCTGCCGCGGCAATGGGGGCAGCACAATAATGAATGCACAATCATTTCAAAGCATGGTTGAAGGCGCGGCGAAAGAAGGCTGGGGCTGGTTTGAGCAGATGGATCCATCTGTGCGTGAAAAACTCGATGTGCGCCAAAGTAAAGATGCAGAGGACAGCAAGGCTATCTCCGCAGCATGGGCACGCTTTGCAGATACTCCGGACGGTCGAAAGGCACTTGAAAAGCTTTTTGATACTACATTACGCCGTACAGTGTTTTTCGCAGCATTAGGCCTCGACCCGACATCCATGGCTGTTTTTGGTGCCATGCGTGAGGGGCAGAATGCAGTTGCATATGAGATTGCCAGGCAGATCGCGCTTGGTAACCAAGAGACTATCCAGCCTCGTGAAACTTAAAGGGAAAGCGTGAAATGAAAAATTTTCTTCTGAAATATAAGCCTGTTTTCGATGCTGCTGATCTTGGTGGTGGCGGTGGTGGCGGTGGTGACGGTGGTGACGGCTGGTCTGCCCCTCAAGGTTTACCATCTGAATTTGCCGGCTCCAATGCGGATGAAACGCTTGGTAAATTGCTTGGTGGTTATAATGATCTCAACACGCGCTTCGGTGGTATGCGTGAAAAACTATCAAAATTGCCGACTGCGCCAGAGAAAGCGGATATGTATGCTTTCGAGCCTGGTGATAATCTGAAGCCATATTTTGGCGATCTCAGTCAGGATCCCGTATTCGCATCCGCTCGCAATGCCGCACACAAACACGGGTTAAGCCAGGATCAATTCTCTGGTTTTATTTCTGATCTTTATTCTCCCCTCGTTGAGCAAGGTGTGCTTGCACGGCCTTTTGATCCAGGCACGGAATTGAAGTCGTTTCAAACTGCAACCGGCATGGATGCTCGCTCAACTCAGGAAGCACTTATCGCCTCAGAAACATTTGCCAAAGGTTTGATGAACCAATTGAAAGATGTTCCTGATGCATTGAAAAATGACGTGAATGCGATGCTGCTCGGGATGACCGATACAGCAGCCGGCAACGTTTTACTCCGCGCTCTTTCAGGCCGTCTCTCTGAAAATGGTATTCGAGTTGAAGGTCAGGGCGGCGCTGAAGGTGCCCTAACTGCAGAAGATTTGAAAAAACTTGATAAAGATCCGCGCATTGATCCCCGCAACCGCGATCATACAGATCCTAATCAGCGCTATGATGAGAGCCTTCGCAAACGGTATGATGAGGGCTATAATCGCTTATATCCATCTCGCTAAGTTGACTGAACTTACCCTGTTCTATCGTCAGGATCAGCACAGGGTGGACCTGCATACCTCGCGGCCTCTCCGGCTTTGACCGGACCCGCGAGCCTCTGCGGCCTCTCCTCCTCGGTGTTTTCCTTCAACATCGGAGATTAAAATGTCGCAGAACTCTCCTAATTGGAATACTACTCAGTACGCCAATCGTGCCATGCACATCTACCAGAAAGAAGGCAATCGCCTTCGCCCTACCGTTACGCAGGCAATGCGTATCGAAAATAACGAAAAGGGCGTTTTCTGGCTTGCCGGTAAAACCAAAGCCAAAAAGATTGAACGCCGCGAACGCAATCAGCCTGGCAATGGCGAGCGTAAAAAATTCGAAGTGCCGTTGGCCACGTGGAAGGCTTTTGATACCATTGAGGAATACGATGTTGATCGTATGTCTGTCGATGAAAAAGAAGTGATCTACCAGAGTGGTGCCAACGCCCTTGGAATTGCTACCGACATCGAAATCTATGCTCAAATGGCAGCGAAGAAGCCTTCTGCAGATGCTGGGCTTGATTTCTCATCCGGTGCATTTTCCGCAGCCAATGCATTGATGCTTTGTGCAGCGCTTCAGGAAGATAAGGTTAAATGGGATGGGCAGGTATATTGTGGCCTTCCGCCCCTTCAATACAACCAGCTTCTTGCGAATAAAATTGTCAACTCGGCTGATCATGTTGGCAGCGACATCCCATTTGTGAAAGCGACAGACACGCGCTTCTGGAACGGGGTAAATTGGTTCTTGTTCCCCGAAGAGGATCCGTTGGATCTTTATCCTGTACCAAGTGCGAATAAGCAGGATCTGTTTATCTGGCATAAGACCGCCAACGGCTGGTGCAACAATGATGATCTTAGCGTCATCACCGCGTGGGACAACTATGAGAATTGGTGGACTGTCAACATGACCTGTAAAGGCGCTGCCAGTACTTTGCAGGAAGGTAAAGGAATTAAGCGCTTTACCACCTCATCTAACACTCCAATCACAGTCGTTTAAACAAGGCAGGTCCGGCGATCTGCCGGACTTCTTTTGTTTTACAGCAATTGAGGAAAGTCCTTATGGCTTACGATGCAAAAGGGTTTCGCACCCACGATTTCATGTTCAATCCAAGTGGTGCTGCCGGATCCAATCTGAGCAAGCATAGCTATGTCACCAATGATGATCAGGCGGCGGTTGAAACAGCGGGCTATTTCAACGCGCTCAAGACGCGCGTGAAGAAAGGCGATCACATTGATATGACGCTTGCTCTTGGTACCACCCCTGTCCGTCGCAATTACATTGTTTCCAACGTGACCAGCACGGCGGTTACAATCGCTGCTCAGAACGTCGCTTAATCGCTGGCATCTGTGCGCAGCCCTTGCGGGTTTTCACGCACCCGCAGGGGTTCTTTTAGGAGGTTGATATGGCGCTGCTGACCGTTCTCGACATTGTTAATGTTGCATGTGCTCGCATCGGCGAAGAGCCTGTCGAAAGTTTGACTGAAGATTTGAACGGCGGTCAATCGGCATCACTACTTTATGAGGAGGTTGTCGATTTTAATCTTGGTCTGCAGCCCTCCGGTTTTGCTTTTGCACGCGAAGTCCGGCAGCTGACACGGCTGACCGACGCAGAGCCATTGACCGGTTATAAATATGTATTTGATGTTCCTCGTCCATATACCGGCCTACCCGTCTATCTCACAGATGATCTGAGAAGTCCCGATCGCAGATATGACGATTTCATTCTGACAAATGGTCAGGTGAATGCGGATGATGACCCGTTATTCGCAATGGTAAAATTCCGGCCGGATCCACATCGCTGGACGGCCACATTCCGTACTGCCACTATCTCAGCACTTGCGGGGCGAATGGCTTTTGCGATCGCATCCGATCGCAACACTATGGAAAGCCTTTATCAGGAAGCTTACGGTTCTGTTTCTGATAATTTTCGTGGTGGACAGATCCGCGCCGCACTTCACGAGGATGGATTTGCAAATCCGCCCCGTCGTATTGCGACGCATCGTAATCCGCTCGAACGTGCCTGGAGATCGTAATCATGGTCGGTCGTCCAGGCAGAATGCAAACAGCTTTTACTTCCGGCGAACATGATCCGTTGCTGGAAGAGCGAACCACGTTGAAATACTTCAGCACTGGATTAAAATACGCTGAGAATATTGCTGTTGCACCACAAGGCGGCTTTCGTCAACGTGACGGTCTCCGGCATATCGGTGTTCTCGCGAATAATGCAGAGAAAATTATTCCCTTTGATGCTTCGAACGGTACTTCTTTCGATCTGGTTTTTGCAGGTGAAAATTGTCAGGTTTGGTCCGCATCAAGTGCTGTGGCTTCGTTTAATATTAGTGGTATATCCGGTTTAGTCTCAGATATGACCTATGCGCAGCGTCTGGATACGTTGCTGCTATTTCATGAAAATTTGAAAAGTAAAAGATTGAAACTGGGGGATGCGGGCTGGGCTGTAGATGATCTACCCTATGAAGCAATCCCAAATTATGACTATGGCGCGAATTATACCAATGGCGTGGCGGCGATCTGGCGTATTGAATTTGTAGGATTGGAAAGTGGAACTTCTATTTTTGTGTTGACTGTTTCAGGACAGGAAACACAATCAATAACCTTCTCTGATACTGCAGCCACACTTCAAGATGCAATCAGAGTTGCGATTGCTGACCTGCCGAATGTAAGTGCAGGATTTAATGTCGTCGCTGAGTTTACAGACAAAAAAATTGTTAAGATAACATTCTCTGGCGCAGGAAATGAAGGTGACGGCTGGGCTGTATCTGGCCGCATTATTAATAAGGCAGATGCAGCTATCGTATCTGTAAAAGAACGCCCGGGTGTTTCCCCAGGCGAGCCGCTTATTTCAGCCGGCCGTGGCTGGCCGCAGTGCGGGACATTTTATAATCAGCGCCTTTTAGTCGGTGGATTTAAATCACTGCCTAATGCTTGGATGGCTTCCAAGAGTGCTGACTATTTTAATTTTGACGAGCGTTTCACTGAAGCAAATGGCCCGTTTCTTGTGCCTATGGATAGCGCTGGCGGTGAACGTATTGAAGCTATAGTACCGTCATTGAACTTGCTGATTTTTACCAGTCAGGCAGAATACTGGATTGCCGAACGTGCTATCTCAAAAACTGATGCTCCGAACCACGTCCAATCATCCAGATACGGCATCAAGCGTGGTGTGCCGGTCGTTGATAATGAAGGAGCGGCAATTTGGTGTCATCGAAATGGCGCTACGCTCGGTGAACTTCGATATACTGATGTTGAAGGTAACTTTGTAGCAACTGATATCTCGCTGCTCGCATCACACTTATTTACTGACATTGCAGATATGGCTGTGCGTCGCTCGAATGCTTCAATGGATGGCAATCTTCATGCGATCATTAGGAGCGATGGACAGGCTCGCTTGGCAACAATTCTTCGGGAGCAGGAAGTTACTGCTTTCACTCGCATGACCACTGATGGCCTGTTTAAGGCGACGTGTAAAAACGGTCGCAATGATTTGTCGTTTATCATTCAGCGCAATGGGCAAAGATATTTTGAGCGCTTCGAGACCGGCCTTCTATTGGATGAAGCTCAAGATTTCCAGTTCGGATCACCGCAAAATGTCATATCAGGCTTAGCTCGCTTTAACGGTCGTTCTGTTTGGGTCGTTGGCGATGGCAACGTATTCGGACCATTCAGCGTTTCAGGCGGTACTATTGAACTGACAATGGCAGTCACAAAAGCAACGGTCGGCACATGGAAACCACCGGTAATCTCTACCCTTCCACCTCCAAGAGATATTGGGCCGAATACAATATTAAAGAGAAAGGCTCGGATCCACAGCATCCATCTTTCTCTATTGGATACGACAAGTGTCGCGATTTCTGTCAATGGTAATCCGTTACAAGATGTTGACTTATATCGTTATGGATTACTCGCGGATGTGCCGGAGCTTTCGCAGGGTGTCACCACAACAATCAAAATCCGCAATCTGCGCGGATATTCTGATGCGCCATTTGTGACAGTCTCTCAGCTGCGTCCTGGTAGACTTAACGTCCGTGCGATTACTGTGGAAGCAGCACTATAGGAGGTCGCTTTGGAATTAGCCATTGCTGCAATTGGAAAAGTCGCTGCCGGTTTAGGGATGTCATCAGCTGGCGCTGCGGCAGGAGCAGCCGGCACTGCTGTCGGTGGTGCAACCGCCGCAGGGTCTGGTGCATTGACCGCGCTTCAAGGGTTTTCAACAGCCCTTCAGGTGCTAGGCGGACTTAGTGCCGGCGCAGCATCAGCTCGAGCCTCCGAACAGCAAGCTGTTCAAGCTGAGCTCGAAGGTGGTCAAGAGCAGCTGGCTGGCGTTCAAAGACAAAATAAAATGCGTCGAGAACTCGCGCGTGTGCTCGGACAGAATGAGGTTGCTTATTCTGCGGCCGGCATTGATCTGACACAAGGGGTTGCTGCTGATGGTGCTGCACGAGCAAAGCAGCAGGCCGCACAAGAAATTTCTATTGATCAACAGGATACTGATTTCAGACGTTCACTGTATCGCATGCGAGCACAGGGTTTAAGGCAACGCGCAAAATCTGAGCGTGGTGGCGCGCTTCTTGGCGCGCTTGTTCCGGTTGCACAATTTGGTATCAGTGTTGCGGAGCGTGGATAATGGCAAACAGGCAGCGTCGTTCCCCTGGTGAAGTTTCTCGCTTCTCTGGTAATGCTTTAATTTCAACCGATCTTCCGGCTTATGCTGTTGATACGGGGCAAGCATCGCGTGTTCTGGCTGATGCGGCCGGAAGTCTTTCCGGCACATTATCAAAACTTGCAGATAAGGCACGTCAGCGCGAGGCTATCCAGGATGCAGAACCTTATGTTCAGCGTCAGGCTACCGGCTATCTTGAAGCTCGTGCTCTGGATAGAGAGTCCATTGTTAAAGGCAATTCGTCTTATCGTGATGCAATTGCATCTATCGAAAGCCGTGGCAGCGGAGATTATTCTGCTGTTGGTCCCAAAAATGATAAAATGGGACGTGCGCTCGGCCGATACCAGATCATGGAAACCAATATTGGCCCGTGGTCAAAAGCGGCTCTCGGCCGTGAAGTTTCAGTTCAGGAATTTATGAGCTCGCCTGATATTCAGGATGCTGTGTTTGATCATAAATTTGGTGGATATGTTAAACAGTTTGGACTTGAAGGAGCCGCGCAAGCTTGGTTTGCAGGTCCTGGTGGAGTTGGTAAAACCAACCGCACAGATGCTTTAGGCGCTGATGTAGGGTCGTACGGGAAAAAATTTATATCTGCGCTTGGGCAGGCTCCGTCTGCTGAAGCTCAGGCCAAAGCTAATACTTATCAGGCTCCTGTGCTTTCAGTGGAGCCGCTCGCGCTTCGCCGTGATGGTACGGTTTATAGTGAGGCTTTTGACAATGCTGTTATGTCCGGATGGGCGTGGCGTATGCAGGCAGGTCTATCAAATGACTTGTTTAATGCCCAACAGCAATTTCAGGATGATCCCACGGGTTTTGCGGATGCTGCAAACAAAATACACGAGACGTATCTAAAGGATATCGATGATCCTCAAATGCGAGAGGTCTTCGATAAATCATTTTCACAGCGTACTGAAGCTTATCGTCAAAGTGTCTTTGCGCAGTATGAAGCAAAATTGCGTCGTCAACAGGAAGCTGACTTTGCTACAGGACTCGAGGCACAACAGAGGGACATCGAGCGACAAGCCCAAGTGCTTGGTGCATCACCCAAAGGAGACGAACTCATTAAGCAGCAAGTGACTGCTGCACAAGCAGCAATTGATGGTGCAATTCATGCCGGCACGCTCACACCTGCGCAGGGAGAAAAAGCAAAGATTGAGATTGCGATGACAGCTGCCCGTGGCCGTATACAAGGTGTATTTGATGCTCTTCCCACTCCTGAGCAAAAAGAACAATATTCTCTTGGGTTGCTGAGCGATTGGAAGGACAGCAAAGGCCCTTTGGCAGATTTACCATATGCAACAGTGAAGGCGATGTCCGACACGTTGCGGCGGGATGCGCTTGAGCAAAAGAATAAAGCTCAAGCTCAAAACAAAGTGGAAGCTGCAAAAATCGGTTCCCTAATTGATGATGATATTGCAAGTGTTTCAGCAACAGGAAAAGGCCTAGACCCAAGTACATCCAACCTTACGCCTGATCGCGTGCAGGCATATTTAGGGGAAGATGGCCTCAGAAAATGGCAAGAAAAACGCGATTACGCCGGCCGCGTTTTTGACGCCACCAACGGAATGAACACACAATCTGCCGCTGATATAGCTGCAAGAATATCAGGCATGCAACCAACACCTGGCACACCAGGTTTTGCGGAAGATCTGGAAGTATTTACCGCAGCTCAAAAACAAGCTTCAGCTGTTATTAAAGAACGAGCTGCGGATCCTGCTTTATCCGTGCAAAAGGCTTTCCCTGACGTTCAGGCTGCTGCCGATGCAGCAGATCCTCAGGATCCTTCATCAATGCAGTCATTAGTATCAGCTCGTCTGCAGGCGCAGCAGGCGCTCGGTGTTTCAGACTTTGAGCAGGCGCCGCTTACTGCAGATGAAGCTCGAGCGCTTGCACGGCCAATTTCTGCGCAAGCGGATCCGTCTTTAGCATCCAAGGCAATGATGGCAACTGTCGAGCAGATCCAGCAAACCTATGGCAGTTATGCAGATCAGGTCGTAGCGCAGATGATTGCTTCACAGGGGGTGAGTAAGGAAATGGCCGGATTAGGAGCCGGATATTTTCGCCGCTTGTCAAAAGGTCAGGCTTTTTCTGCATCTGATAAACGGCAAGGACAAGTCATCAGTGAGGTCGATGCTGCTGATGCTTCAGGCGCTCCGATTGCTACAGATGCTTTCCCTATACCAAATTATAAGCAGCGCCAGGCATTAATATCACAGCCTGAGAAAGCTGGTGAATTCGATGAAAAATTTGGCTCTGGATCTGCACAGAGAATACTGGGACGTACTGAACCGGCATGGGTTGAATGAGAAAACTTATTCGCTTCTTCTTGTTTCAATAATGCGCCAAACTCCCCACTAGAAGAATCGACTACTAAGGAAGAGGCAAAGTTGAAAGTTTGGCGCTGGATTCAGATAATCTATTTGAGTATTTACTTTCTCTACGTTGGAAGCGCTGCATACTGGGCATGGGATAAAATGTCATTATTCGAATGGTACAGATATGTTGGCTGGCAAGCGCTTTATGGTGCGTTTTGGCCACTCGTGTTTTTAACACATCGGTTGTTTAGTTGACCTAACGCATAGTTCCTTAGGCTTATCTCATAATTTATGAGGTAAATTATGGCCAATTACTTTGACCAATTTGATGGCGTTGAAGATACAATTTCAGCGGCAGCTGAGCCTGGGCTCATCGATCGATTTAAATTAAACTTTGAGGCTGGCAATCGCACCAACACTATTCTTGGTGCTACCTATGATGCATCCACTCCTTCGCGCCAAGCTGATCGTGCGCGATTTGATCGAAACTATGAAGCATATCCTGAATGGCAAGGCTTTCTCGAAGGGTCTACAGCACTTGCCGGCCAGATTGCCGGTACCGCTGCCAGCATCGAAAATTTTATTCCTATCGGTCTTGGTGAAAAAATTCTGGTCGGCAGCAAAATGGCTGTCACCGGTTTGTGGGCAAAAATTTTTGCCGGCGCTGTTGATGCGGCCGCAGTGAACGCTGTCACAGATGCTGCCATCCAAGGGATCGATATCGCCGGTGGAAATGCCGAAGAGTTTGACCCCAAGCGGTATGCTATCAGCGTTCTTCTCGGGGCTGGTATTGGTGGCGCTGCAGGCGGCATTACGCATGGTGTTGGTAAAAAAATCGAACAGAGCCGTGCGGCAAAAAATGCTGAAACAGAAGCTGGTAAAGGCGCGAATTTCTTCGATGCTCTTGATGATAATGCGCCCTCACCTATTGCTGATACTTCTAATGTTGCGGCGCAAATTGCACCAGAGCCAAATCCAGTCGCCCCAATTATCGAAGCGCGCCCGTCTCCGACTAGTGTTCCAGCAGCTGAACCGGTTCCTGCGCCTAAAGCTTCTCCCACTTCGCCGGTTACAATTGAATACGTTGTAAATGATAGTGCTCTTGATGGTCTTCCTGCCGGAGAACTCCATGGACAGCGTGTAACGCTTTCAACAAACCAAGAGAACGTACCGGGGACAATGCGCCGTGTGGTCGATACGAATGGTGATGAGCGTATCATTGGCAACGGTCTTTTAATGCCTGTAGAGCAGGTTGAAAAATTAGGGGGTGGCGCACGCCCCGAGACGGTTAGTCAGGTCTCTTCCGATGTCCCGCCAACGATCGGTGAACGTCTATCTGATCAAGCGGCAGACGTACGTGGCATTGAAAAATTCAATTCATCGCGACAGGTCGAGCCGCTCCGTGAGGCAGCGCTCATTGCCGATACGGTAAAAACAATCGATGATCCATCGATAGCCCCGCCCCGTGTTGATAAAGCGGCTGATGTAACCGGCAAGCACGATATGCCGCTTATCGCTGCAGCCACAAAAGATGTCGGCGATTTTATGATGGCTACACCTTCAGCTGGATTGCGATCTCAACGCACAAGAGCGACCGAGGTGGCGGCTCAAGTGCAAAGTGCTGCAACACATGTGCAGCGTATTCGCGAAACAGCTGATGCTCTTGCAACAGCGCTGAATATTACAGCAACAAGGCAAGGACGGATCACCGGTGGCAAACGCGTTCTCGGTACATTCGATACCCGCGATAGCGTTGTTCGTGTTCGATCGCTTGAAGACTTTGACACGCTCACTCACGAATATGGTCATCACATTGACGCGCATATTCCAGATATTAAAAACTTTATCCAGCAGCACTCTAAAGAGCTTTCTGTGCTCGATTATGATCCTACGGACGGTCGCGATTATGAAGGTTTTGCTGAATTCTTTCGCCTTTGGATTACCAATCGTGAATACTTGAAAAAAAGCTTGCCAGATATCTCTGATAAATTTGGAAAATTGCTCGACGAAAAAGCGCCTGAAATGGCGAAGGCTATCAATGATGCAACAGCGGCTTGGGATGCATTTCTGACAGCTCCAAGTACGGTTGCGGTTAAATCCACTATCGTTTCTTCAAAAAAAGACGGCTGGTTTAAGTCTGCACGTAAAGAGCTGAAGAAAGGCGGATTTGGCGGGACAATCGCCGATGTCTTGCAGCGTATGTATACTTTTTCGCTTGATGATCTCAACCCAATTAATCGCGCTGTCTCACATTTGAAAGACCTTCATCTTTCCAATACAGGCAAGGTTCTGGATATCAATACATCGTCAGATCCTTACAAGCTCGCGCGCATGTCGCGCGGTGCATATTCGGCTGGACATATGGATGTGATGTATGGTGTAGCTCCATATAAGAGCGTTAATCCTGAGAGCCCTTCCCTGCGTGATGCTATTGTTGAGGCAACAGGTAAGCCAAATGCTTTGTCCGGCTGGGATAATGAGCGTGTCGCCGATTTTGGTTCCTATCTTTGGTCGAGGCGTGCACTCGGTGAATGGGAGCGGTATCGCAATGGCGAAATTCCAAATCCACCAGATAAGCTCACTCATGCAGATCACACAGCAAATGTTGCCGAACTTGAAAAGCAGTTTCCTTCTTTTGTTGCAGCTGCAGCCAAAGTTCATGAATTCAACCGTGCACTTTGGAAAAAGAAATATGATGCCGGTTTGATTGATCTCGAGACTTTTGAGCGTGGCAATCTGATCAAGGATTACGTGCCAGGTCTGCGGGATTTTTCGGCTGATAGTGAAGTCAAGGCATCCGGAAAAAAGTCTGGCCGAGGTGGCTCTATGAAGGGCGGCTTTGTTAAGCGTTTTAAGGGTTCTAAGCGCGATGTCATTAATCCGCTAGAAAGCCTTGCGGCTGATGCTTATGAAACCAGCATGTCAATTGCACGTAATGATGTGGTCAAATCCCTTCATAGACTAGCTCTGAACGCCGGCCCAGGCGGAGGTGCCATTGCCGAAATCGTTCCGACAAAAGAGCTTCGCGCCAATATGGTGGATCCGATCGAGGCAATCCAGTCTGCAGCAAAAAATGCTGGGCTTAATGATGCAGACATCACTGTGTTACGTGACGCGGTGGAAAGCGCTGTTGGCTCTGAAAAGGCTGCTGTCTTCCGCCCCGCTATGATAAATGAAAAGGGAGAGCCTATTGTCTTTTTCCGTGATGGCGGTGATTTGAAAGCATTGCGTCTCGCTGATGGGAAATTCGGTCATGAAATGTATCGTGCGCTCACAATGATGAGCCGCAGTGAGAATAACTTCTGGGTGAATATGGTTGCAGTACCAGCACGTATTCTTCGTGCTGGTATTACACTGACACCAGAGTTCATCGCCGCAAACTTTGTTCGTGATCAGACAATGGCTGCAATATATTATGGCCGTCCATTCCACAGGATCGGTGTGACCATACGTGGCGCGGCCGATGACATTATCGGAAGCGATGTCGCTAAATCATATAGTCGTTTGTATGGAATATCTGGCGGTGCAGAAACAGCATCTCTTTCTGCAGTTATGGCTAAGCGTGACATTGATGGTTTGCGCCGCCGTGGATGGGTGGCTAATCGCCTGAAATCTTTACACGGGATTATGCAAACTGCGGAGATCTCTGAAACTGCAACCCGTGTCGGACTATTCAGGACATTCCAGGAAGAGGCCAAAAAACGCGGATTAGATAATTATGAAGCACTCCTCGAGGCTTCATGGCGCGCAAGGGACTATATTGATTTTGACCGGCGTGGGTCCGGCATGGGGGCTGTGGCTCGGGTAATCCCATTCTTGAATGCTACAATTCAGGGGACTGACAAAATGGCTCGTCATATGATTGCACCATTAGCTAAAAAGTTCCTTGGTTTGGCTATGGACGCAGAAGACATTCGTGCTTTACCGGATGCCTGGAAAGCCTGGGCTCGTCTCTCAGCGTTAACCGTAGCCTCGATGTCCCTATATGCTCTCAGCAGTCGGCATGAAGATCATGATGAGATTTCAGAAACGACACGCGCCACGCACTGGATGATTAAAGCCGGTGATAAATGGATTGCTGTACCTAAGCCTTTTGAAATGTCAGCTATGATCAATTTAGGGGAAGCGGTCTACGATATGTGGGGGCAGAAAGATCCTCGCGCAATGAGCCGTTGGGGCGATAGCCTTTATGAAGTTTTGGTCCCGCCGAACCTTCTTGAAAGTAATCCGCTGATAAAAAGCTATTTCGAGCTGAAGTCGAATACAAACTTTTTCACTGGATCACCAATCGTTCCCGATGATCTGAAGGGGATGGAGCCATTTCTGCAGTACACATCAAGATCCAGCGCAATATCCAAACAGCTTGGTAGGATTTTCAACGAACCACCGGTGATCATCGATCATCTCATAACAACGCACTTGGGATCATGGGGGCGTAATGCTCTGTCATTGTATGATCTTGCCCAGCCTGATGCTCCAGGCTTTGCTTGGGACGATGCCCCTATTTCCCGCCGTTTCATTAAGGATGCGGCGCGTGGAGCACAGTCATCTACTATGTTTTGGAAAATGGCCGGCCAGCGTGAAGGCACCCTCGAAGGAAAGGTTAAAAGCTGGCAGGCAATGGTAGAAAGCGGTGATGAGGCTGGGGCTGCAGATTATTATGCGAAGCTTGATAAGGTTTCAAAAGCGTATGTTGCAGTTTCCAGTCTCGACGCTGATGCGAAACGCCTGCACCCCATGATCCGCGCCCGAAACGCTATTCAGGCTATCGGCATGGTTCGCAGGGAAATGTCCGCTGGAAAGCTTCTCGATCATGATGGCGAGCCAATCCATGTGTCACCGGCCGAGCGTACTGCTGCTGATGATGTCTTGTCCTCCCTCTCCATGGCTCTAGCACGCAATGGGCTGAAAGAAGCAGGCGTTGAAGGTTGGGCACAGCGTCAAGCAATGTCTGAGGACGGTTTCTATCGAGAACTGTTCGCCGTCAACCCTGGTATAGCTGAGCGCCTTGGTGATGCTTATGCCAATAAAAAGGTATGGACTGCTGAAGCAACCAATGCAGTCTGGTCTGAAGTAAAAGATCGCGTACTCGCTGATGGATCCACTGCATTTGTTGGTGATCTGGTAGCAGAGGTTAAAGGTGGCGGCCTTGCTCTCGCAGGTATGAAGCGGCCCCGGAAGAAGAGGCCTGTTCTTTTACCATAATTGAAGCGATAGATGTTGAACAGAAAGAGCGTGGCCAGGCAATAACAGGTTTGCTAGACCGGCTAGGAGACCGGCAGAGCACAGCCCTCCCATTACGTCCGACCATAAACAACGCACCATCAAGGCGCGTTGGGCGCTCCTAGTATCAAGCCCGCTTGCATTCAGGGCTTTACCTTTTTCACAAAGCGTTATTAGGTCGAGTCATGATGAATCATTTGTCAAGGGGGAAAAATGACAAGTAAGTTTTTTGGTATTATAGCAATAGGTTTAATTGTAGCGGGATGCGGCCCACAAACATTCTATTACGAACGATCTTCAGGGTTGCGCGTCGATACCAAGCCATCAATTTTAACCCCATTTCAACTTGCGAAAACTGAGTGTCAAGGTGAAGTCGCTCAGACACGTCTTGGTGGTGGTGGCAGAGCCCCATTCGATGAAGCGATACTTGCAGAGAAGGCGATGTTCGGCTGCATGAGTAAACGAGGCTACGATGTGCGTCCATAATAAATTTCGGCTGGTTTATTGAAGGGTTCTAATATGGATAAATACACAAAGTTTGTTCTGACAATTATCGCTGGAGCACTATCGATCATTGCCTTTCAGAATATGAGTACTCCTGCTGTGGCGCTTGGTGAAAGCTGCGGCTCTCGTCACGATCCCTGCTATATTGAATACAGTGGCTTCAGTGGCCTTCCTGTGAATGTGCAGAATAGAGTAGATCTAGTTCAGCCAGTGCTGGTTTCTCCAACAAATTAATTTAGCAAGCGCACACTACTCTTATGGTTGACCAAAGTGTTCCCCTGCGATGATTGCAAGATCTAATCGCAGGGGATTATTCTATGAGCATTGCACTTCCAATTGAAGAAGATCCGCGTTTCCGTCGCTACACAGCGTCTCAAGGGCAGAAGGTATTTTCAGTGCCCTTCCCCTTCCAGCAGGATGAAGATCTTTCAATTCGGCTTTTTATCGATGGCGCTTATTCGGAAATTGATCGCTCGCTGTTTACTCTTTCTGGCGCGATGGATCCACAAGGAGGCAGCATTGCGTTTCATAATGGCCGCTCTGCTGGTGAGATCATTGTCATTGTGGGTGCGGCTATTCTTGAACGATTATCCTCCATCGTTCGTGATGGCCGCTTTTCGTCTAAAGTTACTGACGATGAATTCGATCGCAATCGATTAATTCAGCAAGAGCAGCGGCGCGAAACAAATCGGGCTCTAAAGTTTGATTTTGATGTTGATAAAATCAAACCTCTGCCTCTACCAGAACGCGGCAAGGCTCTTGTCGGCAATTCTGATGGGACCGGATACATCAACGCACCTATCGCCGAAGGTGATATCGCGGTCGCAGTTGAGGAAGCAGAGGCGGCGCGTGCTGCTGCTGTTAGTGCCAAAGAGGGTTCCGTTACTGCTAAAGATATTGCGGTCGAACAAGCGGGCATTTCCACCAGTGAAGCGGAACGTTCTAAGCAGGAGCGAATTGCCGCCGAACTTGCCGCTCAAATTGCCAATACGGCTAAAGACGCCGCATTTATAAATGCTGATGTTTATGCAAGTGTTGCAGAAGGTCTTGCCGCTATAGCTTCCGGCGCGCAGTTTCAGATCGAGGTCGGTGATGATAATGTTCGTTACCGCAATGATGCGGGAGTGGCAGTTGAGGTGGCTCGATACCCAAGTGCTGCTAAGGTAAATGGCCTACTCACCCCGAAAAAGAACTTAGTAAACCCCGCAGAAATACGCCGAGGCAGGCGTTATAGCCCGGCGGCAGGTGCAATTATTGAAGACTGGTCTTGGCGCTGCACTGGGTTCATTCCGGTCACACCGGGGCAGAGTTATGCAATCTCTGGTGCAAAAACGTCACCAGCGCCAACAGGGGCATGGTTTCAGTCCGCGAGTGATACAGCACCTTGTTTGCAGGTAGACCCTAATAATCTAATTCTAGACGGTGGCGTAAGAGTTGCGCCTGCAGGATATCACTATTTGGTCGTAAATATTACGAACGGCGGACAAGACGACACAACCTATGACTCTACAATTCAAGTCGAAGAAGGCTTGGCGATTACCGAGTATGCGCCGTACTTCCTACGTGTTGCTGATGATCGTCTACCAGGTTATCTGCGCGGGGATGAAATCCTAGAAGACTGGTCTCTCAATATGATTGATCCGTCCGTCATACAATGGACTAGACGGTACTCAGCCGCGAGTAAGACTATGATCTTAGCCGACGCCACTGCCATTGTTGCAAGTGGTCGTATCGCAGTGAAAGAAGGGGAATTCTACACCATATCGGGAGAAGGTATTTATACCGGTTATCAAGGCGGGTATTTCGGCGATACCAGCCCGATTAACGCTATAGATAACATAACTTTTGCCGCGCCTCCTTCTGGATCGGGACGCATATTTCAGGTGCCCGTCGGTCTTGGCATCACGCATGTGGCTCTTAACCTTGCATCGACTGATAAGATTGTTCTCAATGGCAACGCCCAGATGGAACGGGGTGAGGTCGCTACTACGTACCAGCCCTTCAATGCCATTGAGCAGATAAAGCCAGAGCTTCTACCGACTGGTTCTACACCTGCTCCGTCAGGCGGGTTTAATGCGAATGCTTGGTATAACTTCGTTGAAGCAGACGGCGGCGGGTCAGACCTTTCGCACAAGCTCCCGCTATTCCGCGATAAGTGGTTAAAGCGCAATGCTGATCTCACTGTCGTCAACACTGGCACAAGTCTCACGGCACGATCAACAGAACATTGCACCGATCATCCCAAAGCATCACTGCGCCCGCCGCTGATGCACAGCATGAACTTTGCAACGCATGTATGGGATAAGCTCAATTGGGAAGGCCAGCAGTATCGACGGTATGATGCTCCTGCGTTCTTCACTGAGACAGGAACATGGGCTACATCGAGCAATCTGACCGAATGGGATGATGGTGCTTATAGGCATGGTCTGACACGCTATAGTGAGGGTGCCGCCGCATCTGTGGCCTTCACGATCCCTGAGGGCATGTGGGCAGCACGGTTCATTTACCGCACAGATAGTGTGGGTTGTTCTGCAACCGTTGCAGTTTCGGGCGGTAATGGCTTGGTGCAGGTTTATGATGAGGCTGCATTAGCTTGGGTTGAGGCCAATGGCTATGTGTTCAGTCAGGCAGAGGCTGCACCTGTTGCGCGTAATGTTCTGGTTCCAACAACAGTTTCCGGTGCAACCGCCACGCAAAGCCTGACCAGCAAGGGCAATACAACTTATCAGAAGCGCCTTAAAATGCGAGTTATTAACCGTTCGGCAGCCCGTACCATCACCATCAGTCGGACAGGTGGTGGCGCTCGCTTCATGTATTGGGGTGTGGAATGGTCGCCGCGCGAGCATATGGTTACTTACGTCAATGCGGCCCGAGGCAGTCATAATGCCAGCGTTGCCGCTGCCGGTCTGATGCGGTTTCAGGATAATGAGGTCTGGGGCTTTAAGCCCGATCTCATGCTTTTTGAAAACCCGATCCATAACGATGGCGCTGCTGGCGTATCAGGTGACTATCCGGAAGGTTATTGGGCTTGGCTGACTGAGCGTTTCATCTGGCAAGAGAGTTTTGAACTTTCCATGAAAGGCAGCTGCACACGGCTCAGCCTACCTTTCCCGGAAATCGCTGTCTTCACAGCATCAATTTCTTGGAATTTCAACGGCATTGATGATGACGGCCAATTGAAATTTAAGGCCACCTCAGACACCGGCCACATGATGACGCCACTGGATCGCTTTGCAGAAGCGCATAATCATGTTGTGGCAAATCATCCAAACTCAGTCAGCATTCATGCAACTCAGCGATGGTGTGATGCGGCGGTTGCAATATTTGCCAACTTGAAAGCTGCGACCGAGGGCAGCGGAAAAGCAGGCGCAACTTTTACCAATGAAGGCAGTCATTGGAATGACACCGGCTCTCGCATCATGGCCAAGGCTGTGCTGCCCGTCATTCCGCGAGTTTGGTAATAATGTCCATGTCTTGCATTTAAGTATCTCAAGACGGTTGATCGAACGCAGTCACATTTATGATCGGCTCCAGAAATTATCTGGAGCCGATCATGTTTGACAGCAAAACCTATTTAATGATTTCCGAAATCGCGAAATTGCGCGGAATTTCTGCGCCAGCGCTTGCCGCTGTAGTTGAGGTCGAAAGCAATGGTATCGCATTTGCAAAAGTCGATGGTCGCGATGTCCCGCTGATCCGCATTGAAGGGCATTATTTCGACCGTCTGGTTCCCGCGAAAAAGCAAAAGCAAGCCCGTGATGCGGGTCTCGCATCTCCAAAAGTAGGCGCTGTTAAAAACCCAAAAAACCAATTGGACAGATATCGCATGCTTCAGCGCATGTGCGATATCGATCAAGCAGCAGCCATTATGTCTTGCAGCTGGGGCGTTGGGCAGGTGATGGGGGTGCTTTGGAAGAAGCTTGGTTTTTCATCCACTGATGATTTTCGCATATTTGTTATGTCCAGCCTGAAAAACCAAATCGAAGTAATGGTCCGCTTCATCGAATTTTCTGGCCTGATCGACGAGTTGAAACGCCTAGATTGGGCTGGGTTTGCACGTGTTTACAATGGCCCCGGCTACAAAGCGAACGCATACGACACTAAAATGGCCAATGCGTATGCTCGTTATGGCGGCAAGGCGAGTTCGTCTCCTGCATCCGGAATGCTACGATCAGGATCATCAGGAGCTGGCGTGCGAGAACTTCAAACATTGCTTCAGCGCGCCGGATACTCTGTTGCCGTAGACGGCGATTTTGGACCAGCCACAAAAAAGGCAGTGTTCGAATTCCAGCAGGAGCGAAACCTTGAAGTTGACGGCGTTGTTGGCCCAAAGACACAAGAAGCATTGCGGCTAATCGTTCTTAGTCCAAGCGAACAGCCAGGGCGGCAAGATGTCTCGTCAGTTCCTGCGGTCAAGAATGCTGTCAAAGGAGGAGGTGCAATTGCTATCGTCCTGTCAATTCGTGATCAGATTGGTGAAACCGCCTCGTATCTTTCCGGTATGGGGGCAAAATTTGCAGACAATCTTTCATCCGGGCTTCTCGCTGTTTCTGGTTTCATCGGTATCTGTCTCGCAATTTATGCCGCTTATGGATGGTGGAAGTCTCGCCAAACAGTGGAGCAAGGATGATGGCTCTGCTGTTAATCGCATTTATGAAAAAGCATGGGCCAGCGTTAGTGTTCGTTGGTCTTCTTCTGCTCATCGGTGGATCGATTTACCTAAAGGGTTGGTCAGATCGTGGTGTGAGAGAAATATCCGCTTCTCAAACGCGAACAATCGACCGAACAGATAACCGAGGAAAAACCAATGAGAAAGTTCGTAAGTTTGATAGCCGTGCTTTGTGCAATGCTCTCGACGGGGTGTACAGCAACAACGAGTGCAAGTGACGGCGCCGGCTACGAAAAGCTGCACCCTAATGCGGAAACCCGTGCTTTTATCATTAGCAATGATCGGCCATTCGCGAATGAGGTCGCTGCCCATAATATCCAGTGCTCAAAAGATCGCGCTTGCAGAAAGTAGGAGTGGCCGATGTCAGTAAATGATTTTCTGGACGCGGCCGGCATAAAGATAGGCGTATTCGTTGCAGGGCTTTCTGGCGGCATCCTGCGCGGCTTATCGCGCCGCCGGTATACAGCAAAGGAAATGATCGCATCGCCTATATGTGGCGCGCTGGCGGCCGCATATTTAACAATGCCTATACTCCATTATCTCCGCGCCATTAACTGGCCTCTTCCTGAATAG